GCATTCCTATGCCTTTCCGGTCGCGCGAAGCGATGGTTGAATGTCAACCCCGGCAATCTTAGATTGCGGAGATCGTCATTAGGAGTTGCAAGTGCCAACAAAATTGTTCGCCAAACCTACAACGTATGATAACGTTTTTCTGAAGAGTAATCTTCAGCCATCACACCTCTATACCACAATTGTGAAATCGAGTGGTGGTGGGAGTTATCGTAATAGTAAAACACCAAACTACCGTACAAGACGGAAGAACGGTGATATCTTGCCGCTCAACTTCTATCAGAGGTTGGACAGTGAGTCCTTGGCGAGTGATTCGTACCAATTTGTTTCTGCACCAACATGGTGGCAGGAATTTTCAAGGTACTGGTCCCTCAGGCACACAGAGAGCTGGGGCGAACTCAAGGATGAGGACGTTAGCAGCTTGTGCCAAACGTTACAGGCCGAAGCCGGCGTTAACGTTGAGGTTTTGCAACAAGAAGCGTTTGCGGACATACTGCCATCATTAGACATCCTTACCAGTATGGTAGAGATGAATGAAACAGTGGATATGTTCGTTTCGCTCAAAGGTCGTGCCAAGATGTTTCTTGACTGGAAACGGACTGGGCGGAAGCCGAAGGGTCTTCGGACCGTGAAGCAAGCCGTGAACACGGCAGCCGACGCACGGATGGAGTGGAGATATGGATGGAGATTGCTCTACTACGACATTGAAAATGCCGTAGAATACTTTAACAATCCTGTTAGAGGCTATATCTTGACGGGCAAGAGTGCCCCGCGAAGGATTGAGGAAGGCACCAACAAGGTGCAAACAATCAGTCATTACGGGTTGTTCGACTATGATGTCGATTTGACGTCAGACGTGGAATACATTGCCTATGTCAAAGCTATTGTAAAATACAAGCTTGTGACAAGAAACTATATTGCATCGCCCTCCCTGACGTTATGGGAAAGCGCTAAGCTATCTTTTGTTGCCGATTGGTTTGTAACCGCCGGTGATGCGATAGCAGCGTGGGAAGTTATAAGAAAAGCGGAAGTATCCTATAGTGCACTCAGCGAACGCGTTAAGCTTCGTGAGAAACACGTGATTGGAAATGTCCGCAACTTATCAGGATGCAGCGTCGTGCAGAAAACCGGTGAGGTCTTAGACACATCTTCGATCAAAAGAAGGTTACCTCTTGGCCCACCATCCCTTATACCGCAATTCGAAATCCGATTAGATACCAGTCGTGTCCTGGATGGACTGACTATATTGAAATCGAAAACCAAATGGAAGTAGCATCCTGCTATAACCAACTACCATGAAAGGAAATTCCCATGGCAGCATTTACAACGTCCATCACTGAACGTTCTGACGAAAAGAACCGCCGTGTCTGGACAATTGACGGATCCACTGTCTCAAAACCGCGTTTGCTCATACAGAAACGCAAAGAGGCAGAGTTCGAGGGCAAAAGTTTTGACTCTCTCGACGTGGTCTACGGTACCGAAGACGTCAGCGGTACTCCGTTGGCGGACAAGATTGTCTTCACCTCAAGTGTACGACGTCCTAATAACGCGTTGGCCGCGGACATTGCTGCCGCGCTTGCCGTGTATCGGGATTTCATAAACTCTGACGAGTTTACCCAAATGGTAACGAGTCAGGACTATGTCCTATAGTAACACGCTCTGCGAGTTGCTAGAGGTGCTGGGAACCCTGCTATTTTCTATAGTGGCGGAACTCCTTACGGCTTTGTAAACCGTTTGATAGTTATGAGACAAATCTCAACATAGGATGATACTAATGAGTACCAAGAAACCTAGCCAGCGCCAAGGCGTTGATGTGCCAGATATCTGGACAGTAGCGAGGTTGTATGTTGAAGACATGTTCCCATTGTCGCAAGACAAGGAAACCATCCTTGGGTATATCCGTTCGCGGAATATCCAGGCGATGGCGGAACTCGTTGATAGGGTCAGCGTGCAACATGCTGATCCCAGCTGGATTTGGATAAACCAGCTGGCTGCGCTCTTCAAGAAGAACGCAGCGTTCACCTCCGACAAATGCGAAGAAACTGCGCTCAAGAATTTTGAGCTTGGAGAATCGTTGTGTCGCCGTACTAACCGCCGTATTGACTTTTATAGTCAGTATCCTGAGCGTCTTCCAGCTCAGTTAAATGGTTACCTCGATAAGATGCGTACAGACATAGCTGTACTATTGGGGAGTGAACGTACCTTCGTTGATGACATTACGTCCCAACTGAGGATCACGAGTGGAGCAACCGAGGATCGCTCGAGAGCAAGGAGCTTACCCTTCCTAAAAATGACTGGAAGGCTATCTGCCCCGTTCACGAGTTTGAAGTACCTTAGGGTCATCATGGCCGAATTAGGCTGTGAGTTTGATGACGTCAAGTACGTCGGCTGCGATGTTAATCGAGTCGAGTTTGTACCGAAGAACTGGAAGACGCACAGATCTATCGCCTGTGAGCCGACGCATGTCTTACCTTTGCAGCTTGCTGCGGGGAATTACATTGCGAACGCTCTTAAAGAATGGCGGATCGACCTGCGTGACCAGTCCCTGAATCAGGAGAAGGCAAGGCAAGGCAGTATTGATGGGTCATTTGCTACCATAGATTTATCTATGGCTAGTGATACCCTTAGTATCAACACTGTGTACGACTTGCTTCCTGAGGGCTGGAGTCAACTTTTAAACGACTTCAGATCTAAGGGTGGGCGTTTACCTGACGGCGGCTTCGTTTCCTACGCGAAGTTTAGCTCGATGGGTAACGGGTTCACATTCCCGCTCGAAACGCTTATTTTCACGGCAGCATGCAGGGCAGTCGGGTCTACCGAGTATACTGTATATGGTGATGATATCATCGTAGAAAGTGGCTTGGTGAAAGACCTCCTGTTGTTGCTAAAGTACCTGGGATTCACTGTCAACGATGAGAAATCCTTCGTTGACCCGGATGGTAGATTCAGAGAGTCATGTGGAAGCGATTGGTACAATGGTAAGATCGTAACGCCAATATATGCGCGTTGCATCCCCAAAACCAAAGCTGACATGTGTCACTTCATCAACAGCCTCGTGGCTGTGTCACAACCATACGGAAAGGTGATAGAGTACCTAAGCAAGCTTATTATTAAAAACAAGCTTGCTATTGTACCTTTCAATCATGATACAATGAGTGGTGTCTTCGTAGACATCCACACAGCGTACCAGATTGGGTCCCTACGCAAAGAATCCGAACCAAACAGCGACACCGTTGGGTGGTATCAGGGTTTGGTCTTCTCAGGCTACGGCCAGAAGACCGCGTATAGGGTAAGTTGTCAAACACGTGCGTATTACACTTGGTTTCTCAAATCAGGTGTAGAAAACATAGACCACGGTGGGAAATCCACTAGAATCTATGGCGTAACGCACCCGTGCTTAGCACGGCTGAGTGGTAAGGTTAAGGGTGCAAACCCGGATATCTCATCCACCAAGGTACCAAAGCATACGAGCTATGTGCACAATCGTGCTATTAGCTTCGTACCGGTCCGTAACAAAGCACCGAGTGAGTACGGCGCACTTGCGCAGTATCTTCAATCGGTAAATAAGTTGAACCGCAGGTAACTGCCGTTTAGTCTTGCTTTAACCTGGC